TATTTCCAACATTAAAAGATGATTGGGGAATATATGTACCTGAAGTTAAATATTTAGCCCCAGAACCATTAGTAAAGTATGAGGATTTAAGTTTAACAAAATATCCAGATGTACATTTTGTAGGTGATGCTTTAAGTGCTAGAGGAATTTCAGTGTCAGGAGCTCATGGTACACTAGTAGCTGAAAAAATCTTGGAGGGGTAAAATACCTTTCGTATATTGAGGTAAATAAATATTATGGCAAAAGAAACAAATGAATGGCCTATTAGCCAAAAATTAAAAAAGAAAGATGGAACTGTTGCATACGTTTGGGATGGTAAACTACATAATTGGGAAGGACCAGCTTTAATACCAGAGGGTAATATAAAAAAAGCTGAATATTACCTTTATGGAATACCTAAAACAATTGAAGAACATAAAGAAGCAATTAGACAACAATCAGGACTACCCTGGTATAAACAACCAGCTCCAAAGGGGCAAAACCATAGAAATTAAAATGAAAATAGTATTTTGTATTCCAGGAAGTACCTTTAGTAATACCTTTTTAAATTGTTGGACTCAACTAATAAAAAAATTACATATTAATAATATAGAATGGGCTATGGTTAATGGTTATATTCCTAATGTTAGTATGAGTAGACAATCTCTATTAGATAGAGCTAGAATGCACAGGCCAACACATTATATGTGGATTGATGATGATCAAGTTTTTACATTTGATCAATTTCAAAAATTATTAAATCATGATTTAGATATTATAAGTGGAATTTATAAAAAATCAAATGATTTATTTGCTTGTTGTAAATTAAATGGCGAAACTCTTACAACACAAGATAAATTAGAAGGTATAAATGAAGTTATGGCTAATGGGATGGGTTTTATGTTAGTAAAAAAAGAAGTATTCGATGGTATGTATAATCCTTTTGAGTTTTTAAATGAAAACCAATGGGAAGATTTTGGGTTTGCTGATAAAGCAAGACAATTAGGGTATAAAGTAAATATAGATAGTACAATAATAGTTGGACATGAAAAATTAATGACAATATGAAAATAGGTTTATGTGGTACAATGAGTGTAGGTAAAACAACATTGGTTAACGCTTTAAAAGATTTACCACTTTTTAAAAATTACAATTTTGCTACAGAACGTAGTAAATATTTAAGTGGTTTAGGTATTCCATTAAATACAGATTCAACATTAAAAGGTCAAACAGTATTTTTAGCTGAACGTTGTGCTGAATTAATGAACGATAATATTATTACTGATAGAACAATAATAGATGTGATGTCATTTACACAAAATGCTAAATCTATACCTTACCAAGATAAAGATAAATTTATTGAGTATGCAAAAGAATTTATTAGAGAATATGATTACATTTTTTATATTTCTCCTGATGGATTGCCTATTGAAGATAATGGAATACGTGAGATAGATGAACATTATAGAGATGTTATAGATTTTACTATTACAAGTTTTATTAGAAAATATGCATATATGATGAAAAATGTAGAAACTATAAAAGGCACTACAGAAGAACGAATTGAACAAATGTTAAATATAATAGAATCTTAACATATTTATAATAAAACATACTATACCATGAAAGAAACAAATTTAAAATCGTTCATTAAAGAAGAAATTATTTCTATTTTATCTGAGGCAACAGATGAAGAAGTTAAAAATCAAGAATTATTAAATAAAGAGTTAGAAAAAACTGTAAAACATAAAAAAGAACTAGCAAATGAAGATATTGATGTAGATGATGATAAAGATGCTGTAAAAGCAGCAAAAGCTGCTAGAGGTAAATTTAAAAAATTAGACTTAGCAGTTAAATCATTAAAAGACATTAAAAAAGAAATGGTATCTTATGCCAAAGAATATGGCAAATCAAATGATGAAAGCAGAAAAGAAGAAATAAAAAATATTCTAAGAAAAAAAACACCAATAAAAAAAGAATTAGAATCTTTAGTTAAAAAATTAGAAAAAGACGCAATATGAGTTTACTAACAAAAATATTTTCAGGAGGAGCCAAAGATCTTATAGAAGGTGTAGGAGGAGTTATAGACAAACTACATACATCTAAAGAAGAAAAATTAGAGGCTGAATTAAAAGTAAAAGAATTAATCTCAGATTACCAATCAAAAATGGAAGCTAATATTACAGACAGATGGAAATCTGATATGAATAGTGATAGTTGGTTAAGTAAAAATGTAAGACCTATGGTTTTAGTATTTTTAGTAGTTTCTACTGTTCTTATGATATTCATTGATGCTGGAACCATTAACTTTGGTGTAGAAGAAAAATGGACAGATTTATTACAACTAGTATTAATAACAGTTATTGGTGCTTATTTTGGAGGAAGATCAATAGAGAAAGTTAGAAAAAATAAATAAATAAATTGTCAGATTTAAAAAAAGTTATACGTCAAGAGTATCTTAAATGCGCTAAAGATCCTGTGCATTTTATGCGTAAATATTGTTATATACAGCACCCACAACGCGGGCGCATACAATTTAATTTATTCCCATTCCAAGATAAAGTATTAACGTTATGGAGAGATAATCCATATTCAATAATTCTTAAATCTAGACAATTAGGTATTTCAACTTTATCAGCTGGTTACTCTTTATGGATGATGACATTTCATAAGGATAAAAATATTCTTTGTATTGCAACAAAACAGGATACAGCTAAAAATATGGTTACAAAGGTAAAATTTATGTATGAAAATTTACCTTCCTGGCTTAAAATAGATGCCCCTGAAAATAATAAATTAACACTTCGATTAGCAAATGGATCACAAATTAAAGCCACATCAGCTTCAAGTGATGCCGGTAGATCAGAAGCAGTATCTTTATTATTAATTGATGAGGCAGCTTTTATTGATAATATTGGAGAAATTTGGGCATCGGCACAACAAACCTTAGCAACTGGAGGGGGATGTATTGCATTAAGTACTCCTTATGGTACAGGTAATTGGTTTCACCAAACATGGACAAGAGCCGAAGGTGGTGAAAATGATTTTTTACCTATTAAATTACCTTGGTATGTGCATCCCGATAGAGATGAAGCTTGGAGAAAAAAACAAGATGAATTACTAGGAGATCCTAGAATGGCGGCACAAGAGTGTGATTGTGATTTTAGCACTTCAGGTGATATTGTATTTTATAATGAATATATGGAATATTATGAAAAATCTTTTATTAAGGATCCCCTAGAAAGAAGGGGAGCAGATCAAAATTTATGGGTTTGGGAATCTCCAGATTATAGTAGATCATATATAGTAGTAGCTGATGTATCTAGAGGTGATGGAAAAGATTATTCTGCATTTCATGTAATTGATGTAGAAACAAATGTACAAGTTGCTGAATATAAAGGACAATTAGGTACTAAAGAATATGGACATTTATTAGTTGGTATAGCAACTGAATATAATGAAGCATTATTAGTAATTGAAAATGCTAATATCGGTTGGGCTACACTTCAAGTAGCAATAGATAGAAATTACCCAAACCTTTATTATTCCCAAAAAACAGAATCAACTAATGTAAATTCATATTTTGATAAATATCAAGACCATTCTAAAATGGTACCTGGATTTACAATGTCATCAAGAACTAGACCTATGGTAGTAGGTAAATTTCAAGAATATATAAGTGATAAGGGAGTAACTATTCAATCTAAAAGATTAGTTGAAGAAATGAAAACTTTTATTTGGCGTAATGGTAGACCTGAAGCACAATCGGGGTATAATGATGATTTAGTAATGGCTTTTGGAATAGCTATGTACATTAGAGATACAGCATTAAAATTTAGACAAAGGGGATTAGATATAACAAAACAATCACTAAATAATATGAAAGTTAACAGAACATCATATCAAGGTGGTTATGGTTTTTCAAAAGGTTCTGATAATCCTTATCATATAAAAACAAAAGATGGACAAGAAGACATAAGATGGCTTCTATAATAATATTTATAACAATAACTAACACATAGATATGGCAAATACAAGTGTATTTTCAAGATTAAGAAGATTATTTTCAACTGACGTTATTATACGTAATGTTGGTGGTGATCAACTAAAAGTAATAGACAGTAGTACTATTCAACAAATGGGTGGAATTGAAACAAATTCCCTAGTAGATAGATATAATAGGATATATACTACTGCCCCTTCATCCTTACTAGGAAGACAATTTAGTTTTAATTATCAATGGTTAAGACCTCAATTATACTCAGAATATGATGTTATGGATACAGATGCAATATGTGCTTCAGCTTTAGACATAGTTGCTGATGAATCCACTCTTAAAAATGATATGGGTGAAGTATTACAAATTAGAAGTTCAAATGAAGATATACAAAAAATTCTATATAATTTATTTTATGATGTATTAAATATAGAATTTAATTGTTGGATGTGGGTTAGACAAATGTGTAAATATGGTGATTTTTTCTTAAAAATGGATATAGCTGAAAAATATGGTGTATATAATGTTATTCCTTATACAGCTTTTCATATTGAAAGACAAGAAGGATACAATCCAGAAAACCCCCAAGAAATTAGATTTAAGTACAACCCAGATGGTATAATTAGTGATAGTACAGGAATGTATGGAACCGGTTATGGTACTGGTGGAGCAGAAGATAATGGTATATTCATTGATAATTATGAAATGGCTCACTTTAGATTAATATCTGATGTTAATTACTTACCTTATGGTAGAAGTTATTTAGAACCAGGTAGAAAATTATTTAAACAATATTCATTAATGGAAGATGCAATGTTAATTCATAGAATTGCTCGTGCACCCGAAAAAAGAGTATTTTACATGAATGTTGGAGCTATACCACCAAACGAAATAGAAGCATTTATGCAAAAAACTATTTCTCAAATGAAACGTACCCCTTATATGGATGAAAATACTGGTGAGTATAATCTAAAGTATAATATGCAAAATATGTTAGAAGATTTTTACATACCAGTTAGAGGTAATGATACAACAACTAGAATTGATACTAGTAAAGGTTTAGATTATGATGGAATTCAAGATGTTGAGTACTTAAGAAATAAATTATTTGCTGCTCTTAAAATACCTAAAGCATTTTTAGGATATGATGAAAATATAGAAGGAAAAGCTACACTAGCAGCTGAAGATATTAGATTTGCTCGTACAATTGATAGAATACAAAGAATTATACTATCAGAATTAAATAAAATAGCATTAGTTCATTTATACACTCAAGGCTATACAGATGAAAAGTTAACTAATTTTACATTAGATATGACTACACCATCTATTATATACGAACAAGAAAAAATAGAATTACTAAAATCTAAAGCAGAATTATCAGCTCAATTATTAGAACAAAAATTAGTTCCATCTGATTGGATTTATGATAATTTATATCACTTTAGTGAAGGTGAAACAGAAGAATATAGAAATTTAGTTAGAGAAGATTCTAAAAGACAATTTAGGAATGCTCAAATTGAAGCAGAAGGAAATGATCCTGTTAGTACTGGTAAATCTTATGGTACACCTCATGATTTAGCTTCATTATATGGTAATGGTAGAATGTATTCAGATCCAGGAGGAGTTCCAAAACCTGAAAAATATGCTGCCGATGATCCTAAATTAGGTCGTCCTAAAAAACAAGTAACTAAACGAAATACCCAAGATGACAATTTTGGAAAAGATAGATTAGGTGTAAAAAGAATGAAAGATACTGACAAAAATGATGGAAATCTTTTAAATCCTAAAACCAAAGGTGGTTCATTAGCTTTAGAAAGTGCTAGAATAACTTTTCTAAAAAATAAGGATATATTTAAATCCTTAAATACTTTAAATAAAAAGAAACTAATATTTGAAGAAGATAAAGATGATTCTAAATTACTTGACGACTCTCAACTAAAAGGTTAATATTTATAAATAAATATATTTTTTAATGAAAATAAAACATTCCAAATTTAAAAACCCTGGTATACTTTTCGAACTACTTGTTAGACAAATAACAGCGGATACATTAAGAGGCGCAGATTCACCTGCCATTGATATGATAAAAAAATATTTTGTTAAAACAGAATTAGGTCGTGAATATAAATTGTATGAAACTATATTAAAATCTAGAGTCTTAAATGAGGGAAGAGCAAATATGTTTATATCAACAGCAATAGATAATTCTAAAAAATTAAACAGATCAGTTTTAAAAAAACAAAAATATAATTTAATTAAAGAAATTAAAGATTGTTATAAAGTTGAAGAATTTTTTGGGGCTAAAATTAAAAACTATAAAGAATTAGCATCATTATATACTTTAATAGAAGGATCACATTCTGAAAAATCAACTGATACACAACAGTTAATTGATAATAAAATTACTTTACTAGAATTTTTAACAAAGCAAGAAATTTCTGAAGAACGTAAACAAACAGTTTTAGAAGAATTTTCATTATATGATAAAGATACAAGAATTTTAACTTATAAAGTATTAATTGAAAAATTTAATACTAAATATGATAATTTAAGTAAAGAACAAAAACAAGTACTTAAAGAATATATTAATTCTATAGATTCAACCCCATCACTAAGAAATTTTTATAATTCTAAAATAATAGAATTAAAAACAGTACTTTCTGAAGTGGTAAATGATATAAAAGATAAAACTACTCAAATTAAGGTAAATGAAGTTTCTAAATTATTAATGGAATTAGGCAAAACAGATAAAGTAGATAGTAATAATCTTGTAGACCTACTCCAGTATTATGAATTAATTCAAGAAATAAAAATAGCAAATGGATCACAAATATAAACTTAAAGAAGCTCCTGGAAATGATTTACCTAAAGTTGATGAAAAAGGTGAATTTAAAATAGGAGACGTTAAAATTAGTGGTGGAATTAAATCAACCATTAAAGATATAAATAAAGAAACAGGAGCAATTTCTTGGGATATAGAATATATACCTAACTTTGAGGAATTATTTGATGATNCNANTAATTTAGTTAAAACAGCTAAAGGTGTTTATACTAAAGCTAAAACAGATGATAAACTAAGATTAATATATGATGAAGCTCGTGTATTAAGAAATAAAATACGTACACATATTAGGAATGAATATCCTGATGAGTATAGAACAATAACAATGAAAATGTCTGAGGGTTTTGATGATGGTTTAAGAGATATTTTAGGTGATAAAGATTTTGAAAAAGTAATAAATACCCCAGTTCCATCAGTTGCAAGTTTATCTGCAATGAATGATAAAAGAGTTGAAGCTGTAGCAAAAGCTATAATAGATAAATATGACATTCCTAATGACGGTAGGTTAAAGGGTGTAATTAGAGTAGCATTATCAGATTATTTAGAAGAAATGTTTTCTAAAAATATACTTGATGCAAATGAAAAAGAAGTAGAAGAAATGTCAACTTCTGGGGCAGCAGGTGCTTATTTAACACCATATGCCTTTAGATTAAATAAAAAAGCATTAGGAACAGATGATGATACTTATGTTAAACAATTAGGCTATAAATTAGCGCCTAATCAAGTTAAATAGTAATTGGAGCTAGAAGCTACATATGTATAATATGAAATATAAGATAGTTAAAGAAAACAAAACAAAAGAAGAACAATTTCAAGAAGATCGTATTAACGCTTTTAGTGAAATTGAAAATCGATTAGAAGCAATTAAAAAGCCATTAAGGCAAGCTAAAATCGAAACTATAAAGTACTATAGAGAAAACCCAAACAGTTTTTCTGTAGTAATAGGAACAGATTTAATAAATGATTATATAAAAGACATTGAAACATTATTAAAAAATTAATATGAAAACATTACAAGAACAGTACAACCTAATTAAAGAAGGAAAAGGACATAAAGATGTGTTTCTTAAAGAAGCAAAATCACGTTTTCCTAACATGCTTACTAACTCTACAAACTTTACAGAAGCTGAAAAGATTTTGACAAATAGAAGTGTAATAAAAGAAAGCATTGGTGGGTATGTTGATTTAAAACCAATAACAAAAATTGAAAGTTTAAATGGTCCTAAAAAAGACTTTGAACTGGCTTTTGAAAAATTCCTATCTGAAGGAGAAGATCAATTATCTCCAATAATAAATGATGCAGGAAAACCAAATGCTATGGAAATTAAAACTCCAGCTGAATCTAAAGCTAAATTTTCAATAAATAATAATGGATCAGGTCAATTTAAGGCAAATAAAGAAGTTGAAAATAGTTTAAATAATCAATACCCATATTCACCATCAGAAAATAATATTAATAATGTTAGTGGCCAAGAATTAATTAATGGAGTATATTATGAATGTAAATCAAATCCAGAATTAGGATTAAGAGAAGCTCAAGAATTAGTAGTTAAAAACTTATCTAAAGATCCTTTACATTATGTAAAAGAAGGTCAATTTGGTGAAGCAATAGGATACCAAACAGAAAATGGTGGTATGAAAAAAAATAAAGGTGAAAATTATGGTGGTAGTGGATATAGTGAAAAATTAGAAGACAGTAATAACCATTATGCAGTAGTAAAAGAAAATAAAGAAGATAAACTTAAAAGTTTAATTAAAGAATCATTAGGTGGTGTAGTTACTACAGGTAACCCAAATAGCTTAGCTGCAATGTATGGCCAAGTTATTAGAGACGTAATGAATGAAGATAACGAATTTAGAAATTTTTCTGAAAGTACAAATGTATCATATGATGATACTAATGTTGCATTAGAAGCAAGACAAAAAGCAATAGAAAATTCACAGGAAAGAGCAGGTATGCATGAAGAAGACAAACCAGACTTTCCAGATATTGATGGAGATGGTGATAAGGAAGAATCAATGAAAAAAGCAGCTGCAGATAAAAAGAAAAAAGTTAAAAAAGAATCAATTGATTCAAAATTAGCTGAAATAGGAAAAGAAGCTGAAACTGTTAAAATGGAAGCTCAATTAAATTTCTTACATGATCACATTCAAGAAAAAATAGATAGAGTAAGTTCAATTCAAGAAGATGAAAATCTTAGCGAATTAATTGATAGGACGAAAATGAAACAAATGCAAAGAGAAATTAAGCTTTTAGAAAAAAGAAAAGGCAAGATGGAAAAATTGTATGAAAAACATTGTGGTAAAAAATACCAAAAAACAGAAATGGTAGATGAAGATAGTAATGCTAATTCAAACTATGGTAGCAATGAAAATAGTAATGAAAATAGTAATGATAATCCTGCAGTTGGTCAATCATATTCTGGTTTAGAAAAATTTAGACAAGGAGTAAATGAAGAAGAAGAAGTAGATGAATCATTTGATTCATTATCTAAAAAATTAGATAAACAAAAAGGTGTTGATAAAGAATATGCTGGTAAAATTGCTGGTAAAATAGCTAACATTAAAAGAAAAGGTGGAGGTAAAGGACCAACTGCTAAACAAAGTAAAAGAATGGAAGAAGATAATGAGGTTAATTGGAATGATAAAAACAATCCAACCAAAGGACCGTCTGGAGAAAGAGATCCAAGACAAGTAGGTCAGTCAGTAAGCCCTTATTCTACAACAAAATAAAAACATGAGCAAAAAGCTATTAATAGAAACTCATACTATATCCACATCCCCCGTAACTTTAACTGAAAATGTTAATAAAGAAAACGGAAACCTTTTAGTAGAAGGTATTTTAGCTACGGCTGAAGTAAAAAACGGTAATGGTAGATATTATTCTAAAGGTCTTTGGGATAGAGAAATGGAAAAATATTCTGAATTAATAGAAGAAAGACGTTCAATGGGAGAATTAGACCATCCAGAATCCTCTGTAATCAACTTAAAAAATGTGTCACATATAATTAGTGATTATTGGTGGGATGGTGATAATGTATTAGGTAAAATAGAAATATTACCTACTCCTGCTGGAAATATTTTAACTGAACTTATTAAAAATGGTGTTACTGTAGGCGTATCATCAAGAGGTATGGGTTCTTTAGAACAAAATGGTAATGTTTTAGAAGTACAAGATGATTTTGAATTATTATGTTGGGATTTTGTCTCAACACCTTCTAACCCAGGATCATTCATGCATAGCATAAAAGAAGGTAAAGAAATGGTTAATTATGATTATACTAAAACTAATCAAATTTTAACTGAAATTCTTTGTTCAAAGGGTTCTTGCCCTATAGTGTAATTTTACAAAATATTCATATACGTATAACCGTAATATGCCATCCTTTATATGGCATCCGATAAATAATAATTCTTATTACGATTCCTGAATAATCGTATTTCCCAAAAACAATTTTGTGATTATGTCAAAAAACCGAGATTTGCTTAAAGAAGCAATCGCTGATGCTAAATCTGTTAAAGAAACAGCTATCGCGAATGCTAAGCTCGCACTTGAGGAAGCTTTTACTCCACACTTAAAATCAATGATGTCTGCTAAACTCCAAGAAATGGATGAAGATGATATGGATGATGTTAAGAAGGAAGAAATGAAAGCTAAATCAAAAGAAGGCAAAGTTGATGAAGAAATCAACTTAGACGAATTACTTGCAGAATTAGATAGTGAAGAAGTTAAAGAAAACAAACGTACTGACGCTGAAGAAGAAGGCTACAAGGACGGCATGAGAGACGAGAAAAAAGACCTCCAAAAAGAGGACGCTCGTACAGATGCTGAAGAGGAAGGCTACGAAGACGGCATGAAGGACGAAAAGGAAGATATGGACGATAACATGGATGACATGGAAATTGACCTTGACGACTTATCTGAAGACGACTTAAAAAACTATATTGAATCTGTAATTAAGGACATGGTAGAAGCTGGTGAATTAGAACCAGGTGACGAATTTGCTGATAACGAAGTAGACGTTGAAGACGCTGAAGACATCGATGATGTTGAAGACGTAATGGACGTAGACGTAGAAATCGACGAAGCCAAAGAAGATATTGATGAGGAAAAAGAGTACATGACAAAAAAGGAAAAAGCTGAAGGCGACGATCGTAAAAACGATAATAAAGCTGAAACTGAAACCGAAAAAATGCGTAAAATGAAAGAAGATTTAACAATAGCTTTAGATGAAGTAAATTCATTAAAAACTGAGTTAAATGAAGTAAATTTATTAAACGCTAAATTACTCTATACCAACAAAATCTTTAAATCGAAAAACTTAACTGAAGATAAAAAAGTTAAGGTATTAAAAGCATTTGATAATGCTAAGGATGTTAAACATGCTAAAACAATTTTTGAAACATTAAATGAAGGATTATTAGATAACAATTCTAATAAATCAAGAATTAGTGAAATGAGAAAAGGTTCAGCATCAAAAATTACAGGAAAAGCTCCAGTAACTAAAAAACAACCTATAGTAGAATCTGATGTTATGGTAGCTAGATTTAAAAAACTAGCTGGAATCATTTAAAATAAATTATTAATCTCTAAAAAAATTAAAAAATGAGTTTAAATTCATTATTAGAAAGCGCGAACCCATATCATTCTTTACAGAGTGACGCAGCTAAATTAGCTAACAAATGGGAAAAAACGGGTCTTTTAGAGGGTTTACAAGAAAACAATAGAAATAATATGTCTATGATTCTTGAAAATCAAGCTAAACAACTCGTTGTTGAAAGTTCACAAACTGGTGGTGGAACTGCCTCTACAGGTAATTTCACAGCTGGAACAGGTGGACAATGGGCAGGAGTAGCTCTTCCATTGGTAAGAAAAGTATTCGGACAATTATCGTCTAAAGAATTCGTTTCTGTACAACCAATGAATCTACCTTCAGGTCTAGTATTTTTCTTAGATTTCCAATACGGAACTACTAAGGCACCATTCACTGCAACGTCTTCATTATATGGAAACACTACATCTGCAGAGGAGCCATTTGGTAACACAAATGCAGGTGGTCTTTATGGATCTGGTAGATTTGGATATTCTATTAACAACACAGAATCTACTGTTGCTGCCGCAACATGGGTTGCAGCAGTAGCAACAGCTTCTTGGAGTGATGTTGATTTTGATTCTTCACTTTCTGCTTCAGCAGTAGGTGATGCTTTAATCAAAGTTTCAGTTGCAAATACTTTATTACCTAGCTTTGATGCAGAAGGTGTTAAAGGATTCTATTGGTCAGGTTCAACTAGCTTAACTGCTAATTTACCGGCATACACTAAAGTAGATGGTTCGAATGTAATTTTCATCGTACCTTCAGCTTCTATGCAAGTAAATGCAACAGATGGATTAGTTACTTACCAACTTCAACCAACTGATCAATACAGAGGTGACTTTGAGGACAATAACCCATCGTTAAATGCCGCAAACTCTCCTGCTATTGACATTCCAGAAATCAATGTACAGATGAAATCATCTGCTATCGTTGCTAAAACTAGAAAATTGAAAGCTGTTTGGACTCCTGAGTTCGCTCAAGATTTAAATGCTTACCATTCTCTAGATGCTGAAGCTGAATTAACTTCAATCTTAAGTGAGTACATTTCATTAGAAATTGACTTAGAAATCTTAAGTATGTTGTTAGAATCAGCAGCTGCTGGAAACGAAGTATGGTCTGCAATTAACAACCAAGCAAACACTAACCAAGCAGGTAATGGTACATTTAGTGACTTAGGATTTTACAATTCTCAAGGACAATGGTTCCAAACATTAGGAACTAAAATCCAAAAGTTAAGTAACATTATTCACCAGAAAACACTTAGAGGTGGTGCTAATTTCTTAGTATGTTCTCCAACTGTAGCAACAATCTTAGAATCTATTCCAGGATTTGCTGCTGACACAGATGGTGATGCTGCTAAAATGAGCTATGCTTTTGGTGTACAAAAAGTTGGTCAATTAAACGGAAGATATAAAGTATACAAAAATCCATATATGACAGTTAACACTATCTTATTAGGATTTAGAGGTTCTCAGTTCTTAGAAACTGGTGCTGTATTTGCTCCATATATTCCATTAATCATGACTCCGCTTATCTACGATCCATCTACGTTCACACCTAGAAAAGGATTATTAACTAGATATGCTAAGAAAATGGTTAGACCAGAATTTTATGGTACAATTGATATAGTTGGATTAAATACTCTATAGTAATTAATTTCAATTAAATTGAATAGTTAAATTAAGAGCCCCGCATTAGCGGGGCTTTTTTTTACTATTTATAATAATAAAAATATTTCTAATATTTATAATAAAAATAACAATGGCTGATTTTAATCTTTTAATAAGAGAAAGACTCTTTACAGACTCAAACCCAAGAGGTGGTGATTATAATTTAACAATATCTAATGTAACCTTCTCTGATAATAGAGTTTTAACTGTACCTTCAGGATCTGAAACAACACTATTTAATATAGCAGAAGTAGTTGGACCAGGTCAAATTATATCTAGTAGTTTAAAATACGCTAGAATAACTAATTTAAATACAACTCACTCTATAAATTTATCTTTATACTCAGGTTCAGGAGTTTATAAAAAAGAAGTAGTTAATTTTGATCAAAAACCAGGTGGAACATTTATGTTATCATCTGCAGATTTTACTTCAAGTATAGACATTGAAGGAGTTAATGAAGATTATGGTCAAATATCATCTGTTACTGCATTTCCTTCTGGTAGTGTAGGTAAAATGGAGTATTTTTTAGTGTGTAATTAAAAATAAATAATTTATGAATGTACCAATTTGGGAAGGTAGTTCCTCATTTCAACCAGGACAAACACCTTTTGGATTTTATGATTACCAAGAATCATTTCAGATAGATGCTGATAAAATATCTGTATTTTGTGCTAACAGAATGGGTTATCCTTTAGTTGATATAGAATTACAATCAGGTTCTTTTTATACAGCTTTTGAAGAAGCCATTACTATATATGGTAATGAATTATATGCTTACAAAATCAGAGATAATATTTTATCATTTGAAGGTTTACCATCTGGTTCAAACCAAAATAATACTATTATAACCCCTAACTTTGATGTAATATTTAGATTAACTCAACAATATGGATCTGAAGCTGGAGTTGGAGGTAATGTTCCTTGGTACACAGGTAGAATTCCTTTAACAGCTAGTGTACAAGATTACGATTTAAACAATTGGGCAGCAGAACAAGGAATAACAGGTTCTTTAGGTATAGAAATAACAAGAGTATTCTACCAGGAATCACCTGCTATAACAAGATATTATGATCCCTATGTAGGTACAGGATTTGGTACAATGAATTTATTTGATTCATTTGGGTTTGGTGGTGATAGCCCAGCAGTAAACTTTTTGATGATGCCTTTAAATTACGATTTAGCAGTTATTCAACAAATAGAAATGAATGATATGATTAGAATGTCTAATTATAGTTTTGAAATTCATAATAATAAAGTTAGATTATTTCCAATACCACAAACAGGTAGTGGACATTTAGTATTTGAATACATGAAAAGGAATGAAAGAATAGAAAGTGGATCTATTGTTATTCCTGATGTTGTAACTAATGTATCAAACGTACCATTTGCAAATCCAAATTATAATGAAATTAATCCTATTGGTAGACAATGGATATTTGAAATGACATTAGCAATTACAAAAGAAATGTTAGGGTATGTAAGAGGTAAATATAGTACAATCCCAATACCAAATGCAGATGTAACATTAAATCAATCAGATTTAATAGCAGCGGGAACAGCAGAAAAAGTAGCATTATTAGAAAGATTAAGAGCATATTTTGATGAAACATCAAGGTTAGGATCATTAGATAGAAGAGCTAAAGAAGCCGAAGCCGTTATGATTGAAACATCAATGGTGCCCTACACAATTTATATAGGATAATATGGCAATGTTTGGTAGAAGTAGAGATGTGAGTTTAGTTAATAAACTAAATCGCGAATTATTGGGTAATATAATTACCCAACAAGCATCTTTTTACAAATATAAATTAGAAGAAACTAAAGTTAATTTATATGGAGAAGCTGCAGGGGAAAAATTCTATGATGGTCCTTTTCTATTTAATTGTTTAATAGATAGAGATCCACAAGAATATGGAGAAACTGAAGAAGGTATATTTTTTAATCAAAGAATTAATTTTTACTTCTTTAGACAAGATTTAGTAGATGCTTTAATACAACCTGAAATTGGAGACATTGTTCTGTATCAAGAGGGGTATTTTGGCGTACATAGTACAATTAATAACCAATACTGGACTGGTAAGAATCCTACGTATCCTAACGAAATAAACCCATTAAATCCAGGATTAGGCGATTTTGGTGCTAGTATATCTACATTAGTAGAATGTTATTATATTCCTGCTGATAAAGTAGCAATATCACCTTATAAAGAAAGATTCTAATGGCAAAAATAAGAAAACCAATACCAACAACTCAAAGACAATTAAGTGCTGAACAACAAACAGCATTTGATAGTTTAAGAGGCAACCCTAATCTTCCAGTTACAACCCCAAATGAACAACAAACGGGTATACCATTTAATAGATCAGAAAAAATGAGCTATAGAAATGATGATACTAAACCCTTTTCTATTGGACTTAAAGATTTAGATGAAGCAGTATTTTATTATTTCGATAATGTAATTAAACCTTTTGTTACTCAAAATGGAAATAGAAGAGAAGTACCTGTTATATATGCTGCTCCTGAAAGATGGGTATCATTCCAAAAAGATAGTTATTATAGAGATAAAAAAGGTGCTATTATGTTACCTATTATTGTAATTAAAAGAGATTCAATTTCTAAAGATAGATCAGTTTATAATAAATTAGATGCTAATGGACCTAACTTATATCAATCATGGCAAAAAAGATATTATGGTGGTAATTTTTATAGCGCTTTTGATGTATTAAATAATAGAAAACCTGTTGTACAATATGAAGCAATAGCAGTACCTGATTTTGTTACGTTAGAATATAGTTGTTTAATACAAACATATTATATGGAACAATTAAATAAAATAATTGAAGCATGTGAATATGCATCTGATGCATATTGGGGTAATCCTGAAAGATTTCAATTTAGAGCAAGAATTGACCAATTTACTTCTACAACTGAATTATCAGCAGGTAATGATAGATTAGTAAAAGGTAATTTTAATATTAGTTTAAAAGGATATATTATTCCTGATACTATACAAAAAGATGTTACCGCTATTAAAAAATGGAATTCAAAAGGTGTAGTATCTATAACAAGTGAAGTTGTATCTGATGCTAGTATTTTTGGTGAAGGAAATGTTATGAATCCTAGCGGAATTGGATACACTAAAGGTAGACAATAATTTGGATACCTAAAAAAGTTTTATTATATTGTTACATCAATTAAGTTATACATATGCCAAAACCCAAAATATATTTTCATACTAGTTATATAGGAGCTGGTGGTTACAACAATCATGCCCAAAATTTAATTCATGAATTATCTAAATTATCTGAATTAAAGATACGAAATTTTTCTATATCTCCAAAAACATGGAATGGGATGAATGATGAACCCCATAATGGTGAAGAATATTTAGATGATAATAAGAAAAAATTATTAAATTGTCAAGCATTATGGACTAATGAAGGATCTCACAAATACCTACAGGATCATCCAATGTATGTTAATTACCCAAATGAATTTAATCATAATGTTAATATTATATTAAATGAATGTAATCACCATTTTTATCATAGTGCCTATAAAGGCCCAAAAATAGGTTATTTGGTGTGGGAATCTACAAGAGTAGAACCTAATTTTTTTAAACTATGGAATACTTTTGATCAATTATGGGTAGCTTCTGATTGGCAAAAACAATGCACTATAGAACAAGGAGCAGATCCTGATAAGGTTAAAGTAGTACCTGAAGCAGTAGATGGTAACAAATTTAAACCAAATCCAAATATTGAATTACCTGATTATGATGATGGTAGATTTAAATTTATACATTTTGGTAGATGGGATTACAGAAAATCAACTAAAGAAATAATTGATGCTTTTTTAGATGAATTTGATTCTAAAGAACCTGTAGATTTAATATTATCTATTGATAACCCATATGCTAAGGATGGTTTTTCTTCAACTGAAGAAAGAATGGTTGAGTATAATATGGAAGATCCAAGGTTAAAAATAATCCATTTTCCATCTAGAGAAGATTATGTAAAATATTTACAAAAAGGTCATGTATTTTTATCATGTGCTAGATCTGAAGGATGGAACTTACCTTTAATTGAAGCTATGGCTTGTGGTACTCCTTCTATATGGTCAGAATGTAGTGGGCAATTAGAATTTGCTAAAGGATTAGGACTACCAGTTAAAATAAGCCATAAAGAACCTGCACAAAGGGGAGAATTTCATTCGTTTCATAGACATTTATTAGCAGGAGAATTTTATGAACCTGATTTTAATGATTTAAAAAAAGTAATGAGAGATGCTTATAAAAATTATGATAAACATAAAAAACAAGCATTAATAGAATCAGAAATAATTAGAGAAAAATTTACTTGGGAAAATGCCGCTAAAATAGCATATAATACTGTTAGTGACTTTATAAATACTGTCCCAGAAAATAAAATTGAAATCTCATTTAATTTAGGCCCTAAAGTTGAAGTAAAAGGCCATCATGATAAAGAATATAAAATTGAATTTATTAATGGTGATACAAATGAAGTTTTACATTCTTCAATGATTTCAAATAATATGTGGACTAAATGTAATAAATCTTATTATATCCCATGGATTATAAAAATTGATAATCAAATAGTACATACTTTTAATTTAAAAGATAAAGTAACAAAAGTATCATTTGATTCAAAATCAATAGGAGATACTTTAGCTTGGATGCCTCAAGTTTTAGAATTTAAAAATAAATATAAAACAAAAGTAGTAGTTAGCACATTTCATAATGAATGGTTTGAAAAATTAGAAGTTTATAAGGATTTAACATTTATTAAACCTGATGTACCTCAAAAAAGTTACGCTGAATATAAATTAGGTTGGTTTAAAAAAGATGGTAAATGGGATAAAGGACAAAATAATAAAAACCAAGCAAATGTTGTGCCATTAATTCAAACTGCTACTGATATTTTAGGTTTACCTTATAAAGAAATAAATTATGGTGTTGATTTTAAACCTAAAAAAAGACCAATTAAAGAAAAATACATCTGTATAGGTCCAAGGTCAACATCTGGTTTAAAAGAATGGCCTTATGAAAATTGGAGAAAATTAGCTGATAAATTATCTAAAAAGGGATATAAAATAGTTAATTTATCATATGAAGGTTTTAATGGTAAAAACATTATTAATAAGGAAAAATTAGATTGGAAAAATACTTGGAATTATATGTATCATGCTGAGTTGTTTATAGGATTAGGATCAGGTTTATCTTGGGCTAATTGGGCTTTAAATAAACATACTTTAATGATTAATAATTTTATACCTTTAGGGTATGAATTTGCTAATAATATTTCTAAAATAGAAAACAAATCAGTATGTCATGATTGTTGGGTAAAACCAGAATATACTTTTGATGCTGGAAATTGGGATTGGTGTCCTGAACATGAAGGTACAAAATTACAACATATTTGTATGAAATCTTTAAAGGTGAATGAAGTATTTAATAAGGCATTAGACTTAGTAGAACCAAAAGAAAAAAACTTTATATGGATAACAGGAGGAGATGAAGGTTATTTATCAATGATAGAAGTATTAGCTAAAAGTTTATTAAAATATTCTAAATATAAACTTATAGTATATGGTTTTAATTGTGATTCAAATATTGATTTACCTAATGTAATAAATAAAAGAGTAGATTTTCCTTTAAAACCTACTTTTGATCCTCAACGTGAAAAAGATTTATATGATAAAGATTATTCTTTATATTTTGCAAAGTATTTAGCTAGTATAGATTCTTTAACTGAAAATTATAAAAATTATGCGTGGTTAGATGGTGATGCCTTTGTAACTGAAAATATAGACAAATCCCTAAAATATATTAATAATAAAATAGATTATCCGTTATTTATGACTTATTATCATGGAGATATAAATCAATGGAGAACTATAAATAATATTAGGTTAGAAGGAAGTTATGGAAGTGAGTTATCATCCCTAAAAGGAATAACCAGAAACCCACACAATACTATAATAGCAACCGGATTTTATTTTTATACTCAAAGATGTTATAATTTTTTTAAGGAATGTATAGATTGGAATCAAGAATTAAATAAACAAAATATAAAAATATGGGTAGATGATAATGCCTTCTCAGAAGAAAGAGTAGCTAATAATTTAATGTGGGGGTCTGATCAACAAGAGGTAATGCCTGTTACATGGAATAATTATTATAGCTCAAAAGATGAAAGAGTGGTTAGTAGTTACCATTTAGATCAAGGTTTTGACGTAATGTACGATAAAGTAACACGGGAACCTTATTTTATACATGGTCCTGACCCATCAGTAAAACCTAAAGATAGTAACGTATTAAACATAGCTTTTAATGATTATAAATGTACTAAATTAATGATAGTAGCACACCCTGATGACGAATTAATATTTGGGGGAGCAGAATTAATTAAATATGGACCTGAATATAAAGTTGTTTGTATTACTAATAAAAATAATAAAGTTAGAAGTAATGAATTTATAAATGTAATGGAAGAACTTAATGTAGGGTCATATGAAATGTTAGATTATGAAGATGGAATAAATATTATTGAAGATTATGATTTATCAGACTATATTAATCAAAAAGAATGGGAAAAAATAGTAACACATAATCCTATAGGAGAGTATGGACATCCCATGCATAGAAAAGTATTTGATGCTATTAAAGAATTAACTAATAATTTTTATGTATTTGGGAAATCTATTCATAAATTAGATAAAAATACTTTAAATAAAAAAAATAAATTACTTAAATTATATAAATCTGAACAACCTATTATATCTCAATTACTAAATAAAAATGGAAATTGGTTTAAAACTGATTCTGATACTAATTATATTGAATATGAATCAATAACTAAATATGATAAAAGAATAGATGTTAGACCTTTTATAGCTTGTTATGATAAATAAAAACCTAATTATTCTAACTTGTCATTGTGATACAGATAAAAAATTAAAAGTATTAGAAGATAATATTAAAATATTAAAATCAAATTCTTTTCATATATTAGTAATATCACATATACCTGTACCTTTTAAAATACAACAAAAAGTTGAATATTTTATTTATGATAAAAGTAATCCTGTTTTACACCCACCTCAAAGATTATTTAGGTTTTGGAATACAAGAGCCCACCCTACTAAAAAAGATAAAATATTAAGGTTAGAATCTAACCACCCAGATTATGGTTGGACTGTTTTTAATCAATTTATTAAATCAAGTAAATTTGCTTTAACATTAGATTATAATTTTTATAGTTTTGTTAATTATGACATTGAATTAAATAATGATTTAATAACAGAATTATATTCCCCAAATAATTTTATATGCTCTAAAGTAATAGATTCTAATAATGAAGAAAGATGGCCTAGTTTAGTATTTAATATTATTGGAAAGGATAATTTAAAAGATTTAATACCTAGAATTAATTTAGAAGATTATATAAATAAACCAAATGGTAAAGAAGCATTTGACTCAGCTGAAGATTATTGGAGAGTATTAATTGCAAAATATGCCTATAATTTACACCCAGAAGTAATTAAGGATAAAGTAGATTTTGGTACACCTTTTATTTTTAACCAAAACATACATAATGATTCTTTTAGAATATTTTTTGAAAAAAGTAATAACTCTAAATTTTTAGCAAGATTATTTAAAGAAGATATAACATTATGTGTTAATGATTCTAAATTTAAATTAAAACCTATAGAACAAATTTTTAATTTACCTAAAGATATAAAAACTATAGGATATAAATTAAATGGAAAATATTTTGATTTATTAGAAGAATATAATAAAAGTAGTAATCAACTTATAATAGAAAAAGATGCTTAAGGAATGTTTTTTAGTTAATGCTTATTGTGATACTAATGAAAAAAAAGAAGTATTACAAAATACATTAAAAGATTTAAAAAAATATAATAAAGATATAATATTATTTTCACATTACCCTGTAGAAGAAGATAGTACTCAACTAACAGATTATACTTTATTTGATTATAGTAACCCAATTATGGATTTAAAACATAGTGCTACTATACATTGGAAAAAATATAAATATTATAAATTAAATACTTTATATTTAGACTATGGTTATGCTGCTGTCCAACAATGGAAAAGAGGTTTAATATATGCCTATGATTTAGGATATGATAATGCTTATGTATTAAATTATGACTTAGTAGTAACTGACGATATCATCAAAACATCAGAAAACCATCTAAAAAAATATGATAATGTAATATTAGATTATGGTTTAGTTAAAATGAATGATGGGGGGAAATATGAACCCGCTCTTCATATGTCTTGGTGTGCCTTAAAACTAAATTCTTACATAGATAAATTAAAAGAAATAAGTTATAAAGATTATTATTACAATTCAGGGTTTGGTGTAACTGAAAATTATATGTATGAAAAGCTATATTCAGATAACTCTATTGTAATACCTTTTAATAAATGGGAAAAAGATGTAATTACCTCTATAAAAATGGATACTGATTTTACTAAACATTACTATGTTAGAGAAGGATATAAATGGATAATGGGCGAAGAAAAAATGTGGGTAAAAAATAAAGAAATTGGAACAAATAAATGTTTATTATTTTTATATGATATTAAAAAAGATTTAAAAGTTAAAATATCTTTAGATGATAAAATTATCTACCAATCTACAGTACCATCAACTTTAGAGTACCATTTAATTTATTTACCTTTTGAGTTTAATAAAGTTAAAGAATATATAGGGGAATATAAAAATAACAAATTTTATGATTCTATAAAAAACTTAAAACTTTCAATAAATAATTTGGAGATCCCAAGAGAATTAATTAGATTAACCCCAATATCAGCAATAGAAGTAGCAAATGACAACATATAAAGAACGTATTTCCTGTGAGTCTTGTGGACACATTAGTGACAAAAAATTTGATGTTATATATGACTTTGGAAATATACCCTTAGCAGGTAGTTTTCCATTACGTGAAGAAATTAATAATATTAAAACTTATCCTCTTAAAATAGTAAAATGTAGAGATTGTGAGTTATTACAAACTGATACTTTAATTGAACCTGAAGTATTATTTAAAGATTATAGATATATTTCATCAGTTGGTATGCAAAAACATTTTAATTCATATGCTGA